AATCCAACGCTGTCATCATTGCGTCTTACGGTACGTTCTCCACGGGTATCAATATCAAAAAACTTCATAACGTTATCTTTGCGTCACCGTCCAAGTCGCGGATTCGTAACCTGCAATCCATCGGGCGTGTGTTGAGAAAGTCTAAAGACAAACACGTTGCTACTCTGTATGATATCGCTGATGATATCACACGTGGTGAGTGGAAGAATTTCACTTACAAACATTTTGAGGAGCGTGTCAGAATCTATCAAGAAGAAAGATTTGATTATGAAATTATCAAAGTCCGTTCCAAGTTTTAGCGTATGATAGATCCCTTAGCAGAACCTTTTGTCGGTGTATTAAAACTAGTCACTGGAGAAGAACTGATCTCGCTCGTCGCGTGGTCCGAGGAGGACAACGTTGTTATGTTACAGAATCCTATGTTGGTAGAAGAAGCAACATCGAAAGATGAGTTTTCTGTCATCAAAGGATTCAAACTTGACCTCTGGATAAAATCTGCTATGGATGAGGATGACTTTTTCTTAATGAATAGTGATAAGATACTAACCATTACAGAAGCAAACGAATCGATCGCGACCTTCTATCAGGAAAACATATCAATGGTTTTCCGCAAGGCAGGATCCAATCGCATCAAACCCTCACGCAATATGGGTTACTTAGGTTCAATTGATGATCACCGTAAGCTCTTTGAACGTCTCTACCGAAAGTAGCTCTGGTGTTTCTCAACAGCGACACTGTTATTATAGAGATATTTAGAGGGTCTGTCAAGCTACCCCTAGATTTGTCACCTCGTCACTTCCCTTTTACACATCTTGTGTTATAATACTCACATCGAAAGAATCACATATGGCGAAAGTTAAAACCGAGTACTACGTAAACAATAAGGAATTTCTTGCCGCCATTGTGGAGTACCGAGAGAAAGTGCATTTCGCTAAAGAAAACGAATTGCCTCGTCCTCTCCTTCCCAATTACATTGCCGAGTGTTTTCTCAAGATTGCCACTCATTTAAGTTATAAGCCTAACTTCGTGAACTATATGTTCCGTGAAGATATGGTTTGTGATGGCATTGAGAACTGTCTCCAGTATGTTGATAATTTCGATCCTGCAAAGTCCAAGAATCCTTTCGCTTACTTTACCCAGATCATCTACTACGCCTTCTTACGTAGGATTCAGAAGGAGAAAAAACAACTTGAGATCCGTAGCAAGTTAATTGAACGCTGTGGTTACTCCGAGGTGTTGCACTCTGATCGGTTTGATGGTAGTATGTCAGGGATGAACGAATCCGATTCGGGACTCAACTCCATTAAAGAAAACATTGAAATTAGAATGTCGCGATGAAGGTTGCCGTTATCACAGATCAGCACTTTGGTAGTCACAAGGGTAGTCAGATCTATCTCGATTACTACAAGAGGTTCTACGATAACGTCTTCTTCCCTTACCTGAAGAAGCATAAAATCACAACCGTTCTCGACCTTGGCGATACTTTTGACAACCGCAAGAGTATCGACTTTGTTTCTCTTGAGTGGGCAAAGGAGAACTACTATGATGTTCTCCGCGATATGGGCATTACCGTCCATACCGTAGTCGGTAACCACACCGCATATTACAAAAACACTAACAAGGTTAACACCGTTGAGTTATTGTTGAGTGAATATGATAACGTGGTAGTGTACAAGGAACCCACTGATGCCGAGATTGGTGGAACCAGTGTACTTTTTGTTCCCTGGATTTGCGCTGACAACTATGACCTGTCCATTAAGACGATTCGTAATTCCTCCTCGCGAGTTGCGATGGGTCATCTTGAGCTCAGTGGGTATCTTGCTCGCCCTGGATTCCGCTATGATAGTGGAATGGACGCTAACCTTTTTTCTGACTTTGATGTTGTCCTGAGCGGACACTTCCACCATAAGAATTCTAAGGGCAACGTTACTTACCTTGGTAACCCGTATCAGATGTACTGGAATGATCACGGTGACACCCGTGGTTTCCACATCTTTGATACAGAAACATTCAAAATTCGTATGGTTAAAAACCCATATGAAATTTTTGCAAAAATCTATTGGGATGATTCAGCAGACGCACCTGCACTGATCGAACCCAAAGATTATGCAAACAAGTATGTCAAGGTTATTGTTGAGCAAAAAACAAACTACGTAGACTTTGAGCATATGCTTAACAGTCTCTATGATGCAGGTGCTCTCGATGTAAAGGTTGTTGAGAAAGTTGGTGTGTTCGATGACCCCGAAGCGGAGGCAATCGATGTCAAAGACACACTGACTTTACTGGACGAATACCTTGACGAAGTGACGCTAGAGGTAGATAAAACCGCACTTAAGAGTTTAATGAAATCGCTATATATTGAATCCTGTGAAGTAGCGTAGTGTTTATCATCACTCTAGAAGGTCACGAAGGAGAGGGCGCTTACGCTGTTCACGATGCTGACGGCGAAAACGTCCTCTATTTGTTTGTTGACAAGGATGATGCTATGCGGTATGCTGGGTTACTGGAAGCAGATGACTTCCCTCCAATGGCAGTTACTAGTATAGAAGATCAACAGGTTATTGCTACCTGCGAGAAAGTCAACTGTCGTTATAGTATAATCACTCCTAACGATTTCGTAATCCCCCCTTCAGATAATGATCCTGTTCCAAAAGATCCGTTGGAAAAACCTCCTGAGCACGGGTGATTCTTTCACTGAGGTTGACATCACATCTGCTAGAACAAATCTGATCATTGGCACCAACGGTGCAGGTAAGTCCACAATCCTGGATGCGTTTACTTTTGGATTGTTTGGAAAACCATTCCGTAAAATTAATAAACCTCAACTAGTAAACAGTGTCAACGAAAAGGGCACCCTGGTTGAGATCGAATTCACTATCGGTCGCAAAGAGTTCTTGGTGCGACGTGGTATCAAACCAAACATCTTCGAGATCTATTGCAACGGTCAGATGTATGACCAGAATAGTTCTGCAGTAGATCAGCAGAAGAACTTCGAGCAGAACGTTCTCAAACTTAACTACAAATCTTTTACCCAAATCGTTGTCTTGGGAAGCAGTACGTTCGTACCCTTTATGCGTCTGCCCCTGGCACAGCGTAGAGAAATCATTGAAGATCTCCTAGATATTAATGTGTTCTCTTCTATGAACGAAGTCCTTAAAGTTCGTCTTAAAGAAATTAAGGATGCTGTGCGTACGCACGAACTTAACACGCAAAGTGTAAAGGAGAAGATCGAACTTCAAAAAGGTTTCATTAATAATCTGGAGGTCAAGAAGAATAAGGATATTGAGCAGAAGAAAAGTCAACTTCGTGAAGTCCTAGATCAACAGGATAATTGTCGCGCAAAAATTGTGGACGCCACACAAATGATTGCCGAGATCAATGAAAAGATTGTCGCTCTCAACAACCCCGAGAAGCGCCGCAGTGATTTGCGTGATCTGTCAATGAAGTTGAAGCGTAGGGTTACCAAGATTACTGGTGATAAAAAATTCTACGAAGACAGTGCTAACTGTCCCACTTGCAAACAGTCAATAAGTCAGGAGTTTAAGCTTGAACAAATCTCCGCACTCGATAGTAAGATCAGAGAAGTCGAGACAGCGTTTGCTGATATCGATCAACGCCTTGCTGAAGTTGTTTCACCATTAGAAGCACTGCAAGAATATACTGATGGTATCCGTCAGTGCACTGAAGTTACTTACACTCAGGAGGGGGTGATTACTACTCTAGACGGTCAGCGGAGAGTGCTGCAGCGCGAGATCAAAGATCTTGTAGACGACAGCACTTCCGTCAAAGAGGAAGCTAAGAAACTTCTCGAAATGACCGAATCTCTCAAAACCGTGACTAACTCTCTTGTAGAGTCGCGTAAGCAACTGGACCTGCATATCACCGCAGGTCTTCTCTTGAAGGACTCTGGTATTAAGACACGCATCATCAAGAAGTATCTTCCTGTGATGAATAAACTTATTAACCAGTACCTCAATAAGTTGCAATTCTTCTGTAACTTTACCTTAGATGAAGAGTTTAAGGAAGTGATGAAGTCGCGGTATATTGATGAGTTCTCTTATGAAAATTTCTCCGAAGGAGAGAAAGCTCGTATTGATATCAGTTTGCTGCTCACTTGGCGTGGTATTGCTAAGCTTAAGAATAGCGTGGATACTAACCTCCTCATTCTCGACGAGATCTTTGACGGATCTCTTGACACAGTAGGATCAGATGAGTTATCATTTATCCTCAGGACGTTTAATGATAAATCTAATGTGTATGTTATCTCACACAGAGATAACCTCACTGACAAATTCCAACGTGTGCTGCAGTTCTCCAAACCTCAAAACTTTTCCAAGTTGGAAGTTTTGGAAGCAGGTGGTCCACAATCTATACCTCAAGGAGAATAATGGTTTCTGAACAAGTAAAACAATCCCTCGAAGAAGCATCGCACCACTTGCGCGAAGCACTTGCATTTGCAGCACGATCGGAAAGTCCTTTTGTTGTTAAGAGTATTGGAGAGATGATCTTCAACGCTGAGCATATCCAAGAGGTAGATGAACTCTTGCACAGTCTTGACGACGACGATGTTTGATTATCTTCCAGTATTTGCAACCCCATTTTTTAAAGGGCATCTTGAGGTTCCTCAGGGTGCTCTAATTTATTGGGAAGAGATGGCCGCGACTGAAGGTCGCAACAAATCTAATCGTGGTGGATGGCAATCTAAAGAATGCATTGGTGGACCGTTTGCTATAGAGTTGCAAACTTATCTTCAGAAAGCATTCCCGAACTTTGATGTTGCATCGATGTGGGTCAACGTCAACCGTCCTGGTGATGAGAATGTTCCTCACATACATCCTGGTTCGGACCTCGCCTTTGCCTGGTACCTGACAGACTCCGAGGGATTAAAGGTACAGAATCCAAATATATTCCAACAGTTTAATCTTCTTCGCGAGTTTTCGCATCGAGAAGGAAACGTATATGAATCGATCGATTTTAATTTTGCTGCAGGAGACATCGTAGTCTTCCCCTCTCACTGCGTGCATAGTGTCAATCCGAATAGTGGCACAACAAATCGCGTATCGATGTCGGGTAACCTAAAATGGAATCCAAGAACAGCGGAGACCAATGCAACAGCAAATCAAGGGCAACTTAGCCAAGCTCTTAGCGAGTGAGAACCTTCTGGTTCAGCACAAGGCAGTCAAGACTGCTTCCTTTGATGTTCACAACCGTGTTCTGACGCTGCCCATCTGGAACGGTCTGTCCAACACCGTATACGATCTCTTGGTAGGTCACGAGGTTGGACACGCCCTGTTCACTCCTGACCGTGATATGACTGACCTTGGTGCTCCCAAGGATTATGTGAACGTCACTGAGGACGTACGCATCGAAAAACTGATGAAGCGTAAGTACCTGGGTCTCCGCAAAGATTTCTGGAATGGGTACCGCGAACTGCATCAGAAAGATTTCTTTAGCGTCCTTGGTGTTGACCTAGACGAGATGTCCCTTGCTGACCGTGTAAACCTGCACTTCAAAATCGGTCACTTTATCGAGATCGCTTTCGATGGTGCTGAACTGGAACTGATCTCGGAGATCGAATCTGCTGAGACTTTTGAAGATGCTGTAGAAGCAGCGAAGAAAATGTACGCTCTGCACCAGGAGCAGAAGCAGCAGGAGCAACTCCCTGTACCTCCTAGCAGCAGTCCTGACGGTCGTCAGGGTGATACCACCCCTCAGGACTCCTCAGAGGACGCTGAGGACCAGCAGGAGGGCGATGCTGACGGCGAAGGTGAGGAGACCCTAGGTGATGGTTCTTGCGGTTCCTACGGTCTCGATGAGGACACTGTGGAAACTGCTGAAGCTTTTGACAATGCTCTCAAGGATCGTGCTTCTGATAACAAGTACGATGAAAATGTCATCATTGAATATCCTAAGGTCTCTCTTGATCAGCTTGTTGTTAGCAACCAGAAGTTCCTTGAGTATTGCCGTGACCACTACAAGTTGCGTGATGATTATGTTGTCGAATCTGCTAGCAGTGAGTTCTTGAAGTATCGCAAGTCTGCTGCACGTGAGGTAAACTATCTCGTCAAGGAATTTGAGTGCAAGAAGTCTGCTGCAGCATATGCTCGTTCTAGCACTGCCCGCACTGGAGTTCTTGATACCGCTAAACTCCACACGTTCAAATACAACGAAGATCTTTTCAAGAAGATCACCATCACTCCTGATGGTAAGAATCACGGTTTGGTTGCTTTGGTTGACTGGTCTGGTTCTATCGGTAACGTTTGTTATGCGATGGTCAAGCAACTTCTGAACATCGCTTGGTTCTGTCGCAAAGCACAGATTCCTTTCAATGCATATCTGTTTACAACTGAGTGTCCTAACGAGAATAAGATTTCTCGTGACGAACCTCTGAAGTTTGCTTTCGGGGATTCTTTCTCTCTGATCAACGTCATCACAACTGATCTTCCCGCACGACAGTTTGAGGAGCAGCTGCGGTATCTGTTCTATCTCGGTGCATTCTTCAGTAGCTACAATGCCAACAGCGTGTTCCCTTATGCACGTCAACTGTCAATTCCTTTCGGAATGTCTCTCGGTGGTACCCCGCTGAACGATGGAATCGTAGCGATGCACACTGTGCTGCCTTGGTTCCGTAAGAAGTATGGTGTAGAGAAACTGAATCTGATTGTCTTGACTGACGGTGAAGCAAATGCTGGTGGTTTCACTACAGAAAATCGTGCGTACCAAGATCCTGGTCGCTTCTATTGCCGCCAGTTGGAAGGTCGCGCACAACTTCGTAACCGTAAACTGGGTATTGTTTATCCTTGTTTTAATCAGGGATACCTTGGTAACACTGCAATCTTCATCGAAGATCTTAAGAATACTTTCCCAGGTATGAACGTGGTATGCTTCCGTCTGGTTGAAACTCGTGACGTTGCTGGATGGTGTCGTGCTGCCCAACATCACATTGTTATTAATGATCTTGATGTTTTCCGTAAGAAAGTACAGAAAGACAAAACAACTGTTTTCAATAATGTACTTGGTTATGACGCCTTTTATCTTATAACTACTAAGTCACTCACTTTGGATACTGATTTTGTTGTCGATGACAACGCTAGTAAAACTCAGATCCGTTCCGCCTTTAAGAAATCTCTGGGCAACAAAGCAGTGAACAAGAAAATCCTGTCGTCATTCGTCTCTATGGTCAGTTGAGCATCTGTCCACATATGGGTGGCGAGACCACCCTCTTCCCTTATAATAGTTTCATACAACACAAGGCACAATGAACATCGTCTCTGATCTCCGCGACCAGTATGGTACTGAGATTACCGCTACTGAAGTCAAGAAGTATGCACGTGAGGCAGGTGTTTCTTACCCTACCATCACTCGCAAACTTGAGCAATATAAAGTCAAGCGTGGTACTTGGAACCTGACTGTAACTGAAGCACGTGAGCAGTTTGAGCACCAGATTCAACTGCCTGCTGCTAACCAAGAGAAGCAAGGTCTGGTTCCTACCACGGACAGTAACTTTGTTCCCTTCGGTAACTTCAACCGTATCAAAAAAATCCTGAAGTCTAATCTCTTCTACCCTCTGTTCATCACTGGTCTATCTGGTAACGGCAAGACTTTCGGTGTTGAGCAAGCTTGCGCACAACTTAACCGTGAACTAATTCGTGTCAACATTACTATCGAAACTGACGAAGACGATCTCATCGGTGGTTTCAGGTTGGTTGACGGTAATACTGTTTGGCACAACGGTCCTGTTGTCGATGCTCTGGAGAGGGGTTCTGTTCTCCTGCTTGACGAGATTGACCTCGCTTCTAACAAAATTCTGTGCCTTCAGAGCATCCTTGAAGGCAAAGGGGTGTTCCTCAAAAAAATCGGACGTTGGGTCTCTCCTGCTAAAGGGTTCACGGTGGTTGCTACCGCTAACACGAAAGGTAAGGGTTCTGATGACGGTCGGTTTGTGGGCACGAATGTCCTCAACGAAGCGTTCCTGGAAAGATTCCCGCTGACCTTCGAGCAAGAGTATCCTTCTATTGCTGTTGAGCAAAAGATCCTGAACAAGATCTGTAGTGATGAAGAATTCACTAAGCGTCTTGCTGACTGGGCTGACATCATCCGCAAGACTTTCTATGATGGTGGTATCGATGAGTTGATCTCTACCCGTCGCCTGGTGCACATTGTGCAGGCATTCAATATCTTTAACGATCGCTTGGAAGCAGTGCAACTGTGTCTGAATCGTTTCGATGATGAAACCAAGCAGGCATTCCTGGACCTGTACTCCAAGGTTGACGACAAAGTTGAACTTGAGGATGACACTGTTGAGGTTTACAATGGGGCGTGATATAATCGAACTACCTACATCCTTTACACACAAACCTCCCAATGGATACCGATACGAGGTCATTCGCAAAAATGCTTCTCTACTTGCAATTTGGTCTGTTTGCAACCCTGGGTATGTTTATAATGACGGCGCTGACGTTCGTTGTATCTGGGGATTCTACAAACCCAAGTCAGACACCTACTACAGTCCAGTCAACTCAAAAAAAGTCGGCAACACCATAAAATTTGAAGACACTACGCCTTACACGGCGATGCCTAAACCCAAGGTCAAAATTTCTATCCTTGATTTTTTACAATGAACAAATACAATGAAAAACAAATTCTCGATGAAGTACGTGACTACATCATTGGCACTTACCAGCAACATTATTCATCTGGTAATGACCAGATCCAAACCCTGGATCTGATTGAAGCTTGTGGTGATGCAGAAGCATTCTGCCGCAGCAACATCCTGAAGTATGCCTCTCGTTATGATAAGAAGGGCACTGCACGTCGTGACATTATGAAGATCCTGCACTATGCTGTTCTTCTAATGCATTTCAGCGACAAGACCGACGTAACCGAGACCTATCCTCAATGACTGTAGTACCTCTTTCTGTACAAACTATTGAAATCCTGAAGAACTTTTCCACGATCAATACCAGCATCGTGGTCAAGGCAGGTAACGAACTCAAGACCATCAGCAATGCTGAGAACATCTTTGCGCAAGCAACAGTAGAAGAAATTTTTCCTCGCGACTTCGCAATCTATGACCTCAGTCAGTTCATCGTTGGTCTTAGTTTGTTTGAGAGTCCTGTACTTCACTTCGACAACGATAATTATGTCACTATCCGTGACAGCAACAAAGGTCGTCGCGTAAAGTATTACTTCTCGAATCCTGAAATTACGATGAAGGCATCGCCTGATCGTGAAATCAAATTCCCTGGTGGCAACATTAACTTTGACGTTACCTTCGATAACATTGCGGCTCTTCTTAAGGCATCCGCTGTATACGGTCTCCCTGATCTTACTGTTGTCAGTGAGCAGGATACTGTCACCCTCCAAGTCCGCGACAAGGAAGATGACACATCAAACTCGTATGATCAGGTCGTCACAGGATCATCCGACGATGAGTATGCTCTGGACTTTAAAGTGGAGAACCTCCGACTCTACTCAGGTGTGAAGACTGGAACTGATGGTGACTACAGCGTCAGTGTTTCCAATCGTTACATTTCCGAGTGGACTCACAAATCTATTGGACTAAAATACTTCATCGCTCTTGAACCCTAAAGGACCTTTGATTCCTGTCCTTATGTTTCTGGGTGTCATCTTTGCCACCCTGAGCGTAATTGTTGCAGGATACTTTCACGGACATATGTCAGTGCAAACAGTCTGGCATAACTTGCACAACTTTAATTGATTATGAAAAAATTCCTTTGGGTCGAACAATACCGTCCGACAAAAGTTGCAGATTGCATCCTGCCTGCTAACCTAAAGAAAACTTTTCAGGAGTTTGTAGATGCAGGAGAATTTCCGAACCTCCTTCTTTCGGGGTCTGCTGGTGTGGGCAAGACGACGATTGCTCGTGCTCTTTGTGATGAGTTGGGTGTTAGCTCCATTGTTATTAACGGTTCTGATGAGGGACGATATCTCGACACCGTACGGACACGAGTTAAAACATTTGCGTCCACGATCTCGCTGACTGGTAGCACACATAAGTGTGTCATCATCGATGAAGCAGATAATATGACACCTGATGTGCAGGCACAACTGCGTGCTGCCATCGAAGAGTTTCAAAACAACTGTAGGTTTATCTTTACTTGTAACTACAAGAACAAGATTATGCCTGCTCTGCAGTCACGCTGTTCTGTCTTTGACTTCACCGTTAAGAAAGAAGAGAAGATGGAATTGCAAGGTCAGTTCTTCTTACGTGTGAAGCAGATCCTGAAAGAAAATGCTGTCACCGCACCTGATAAAGTTCTGGTCAAACTGGTGCAGAAGCACTATCCTGACTGGCGTCGCTGCTTGAATGAACTCCAGCGACACGCTGCTAGCGGTGAAATAGATAGTGGTATCTTGGTGGATATCGCTGACTTGGACATCACTTCGCTGGTCAAGGCGCTGAAGAACAAAGAATTCAACACTGTTCGTCAGTGGGTGGTGGAGAATCTTGACAACGATCCCAATATGATCTTGCGCAAGGTTTACGATGTACTCTTAAATACCCTTGTCGGAAAATCTGTGCCGCAATTGGTGTTGATCATCGGTGAGTATCAGTACAAAACTGCATTTGTTGCTGACCAAGAAATCAACCTGCTTGCTTGTATGACACAGATTATGGTGGAGTGTGAATTCAAATGACATTACCTAAAGAACGCGAGATTGCTAGAGAGCGTCACTACGATTGTGAGAGTCTGATGGACCTCACACGTACCTATAAAGTGGACGTGAACTTCCGTGGTGTGCTTGGTGAAGCAAAGTCTTGCTACGATCTGTGGAAGGGCAGCATCTCTAATATGTCTAAGATGGCAATGAGTGCTGAGTCTGTAGACGACAGTGATTGGGATATGACGTTGAGCAAGAACGCTTACAACATCATCTGTCTGTCTTCTACGCTTCCTAATTTTTACGAACTGTGGAACCAAATGTTTCGACAGATTCGTTCTCACCCAGAACTGAAAACAAAACCTCTGTGGATTCACGCCTGGTTGAATGTGCACCGTCAGGAAGATCTTGGCAGACTTTCTCTTGGTTGGCACAACCACAGTTACTGCAGGTATCACGGTTTCGTGCACCTCAGCGACAAAGCAACAGATACTGTATTCGCTGATCACATTCCCACATCAAATGAGGAGCGTGATGATATTACTCAGTGGTATCTGGAAGATGCTAACGATCGCGATGAGCATCCTCTGAATAAAGAAGGCATCACCCGTGTGATTCCTAACGAGCAGGGACTCCACTACATTGGTCCTGGTCCCCTGCTGCACCGTGTTGTACCGAAACCTTTCAAAGGCATCCGTTGCAGCATCGGGTATGATATCATTGATGATCTGAACTGGTTAGCAATGGAGGATTGTAGTTCCGACAAGGGCGTGTGCCAAGCGTACCCCGTCTTTGAACGTAACATTGACATCTTCAATACCAAACTGGTACCTATTCCTTATTATGAGTAAAAAGTTCAAGACACCTCTGCGTTACCCTGGTGGTAAATCACGTGCTACTAAGTTCCTTCTCGATTACATTCCTGAGAAGTTTGATGCTTACACTGAGGGTTTCCTTGGTGGTGGTTCTATGGCGATTGCTCTTGCACGTCGCAACCCCAGTCTCAAGATTACTGTCAGTGATCTTTACTATCCCCTCTATTGTTTTTGGTTGACGCTGAGGGACGAAGGTCCTCGGTTGCAGTCACATCTGTTCAGCATCAAACAGGCTCTGTCTGACTACGAAGACAAGGATGATGTTATCAAAGCACACCGTGCGGCATTTGTGAAAGCAAAGGAGCAACTGCAGGAGAATCCTGGTGTTTACGAGAACGCTCTTAACTTCTATATCTGCAACAAATGTAGTTTCTCTGGTCTGAGTGAGAACAGTTCTTTCTCGGGGCAAGCATCTCAGTCTAACTTCAGCAACAACGGTATCTCCTCACTGATCTTCTATCATCAGATGATCCAGCGGTGGGACATCAGGAACGATGACTATGCTGACGTTATCGACGTGGATGCATTCAACTTCCTAGACCCTCCGTACGCTATCAAGGACAACCTGTACGGGTCCAAGGGTGACCTGCATAAGCAGTTCGACCATCAGCGTATGGCAGACCTCCTGAAGGACTTCAGGGGGCGCACAATGATCACCTACAACTCCTGCCAGGAAGTAGAAGATCTCTATCCCACCTTCGCTAAACTGCAGTGGGATCTTACCTATACGATGCGGTCCACCTCTACCTATGGTGCTGACCAAGACAAGCGTAAAGAATTACTGCTTGTTAATTATTCTATAGATAATAGTAGCAATCTCTGGTACAAATAATGGGAAACATTATCGCTCGCGCCGCAGGTGGTCGCGCACAGATTGTTGACACCTCAGCTGGTGTCCTCCAGACCTTTGGGGTCGATGTACAAAACGCACTTATTCAAGGAGACGAAGTAGTTGTCACTCTCACTAACGGAAAAACCCAAATCTATCGATTCAACTCTAGTGGACGAACAGTCTTCGGACCAGTCCGTACGTTTTGAACTTCCACCTGCTGCTAAGTGGGTTACGAACTGGGCATACTACGAAGGCGAAGAACGTCTAGGTCAAGTCCGTTTCTTTAAGACACGATTCGGTTTGCATAGTAGTGTCAGTGAAGAAACTACCACGGGTAAAACTGTTATCACTGGTCTTCACCTGCAGGACGTTATCGAAATGACCTACTGGCATCTTAAGTGGGCAGAAGATGGTTACGATGGTGAACAAGCTGTGTTCGATGGTGTTGTCGGTGGCAAGCTCTGATGGAACTAAAGGATTACCTGTACTCAATCAACCAGTCTAAAAAAGACATCTGGGATCCCGACGATCACAAAAACTATCCACCCTTTGTGATCAATCGCTGCCTGTCAGGTCATCTTGACTGCATTCTTCACGCTAATGAGATGAATTTTCATCAGCACCTGGATAAGAAGATGCAGTATGACTACTATATAAATACTCTGAGACCGAGGAAGCGTTTCTCTCCCTGGTTGAAACAGTCAAAACTTGATGATCTTGATGCGGTAAAAATTTACTATGGTTATAGTAATGAAAAAGCTCGCCAAGCCCTGCAGGTGTTGACCACCTCTCAGATATCTGAGATTAAAACCCTAATTGATACTGGTGGCAGTAAATGAGCGAAGAATTTGTGGAATGGAACGAGAACCATATGGTCGAAGTTGTTCTCAAGGAACCTGATGATTTTTTGAAGGTTCGTGAGACTCTGACCCGTATTGGTGTTGCTTCTCGTAAGGAAAAAAAGATTTATCAATCTTGTCACATCTTGCATAAACGTGGCAAGTATTATATTGTTCATTTCAAGGAGTTGTTTGCCCTGGATGGCAAGCAAACGAACCTGAGTATGAATGATATTCAGCGTCGCAACCGTATTATTCAACTCTTGGTTGATTGGGGACTGGTTACTATCTGTGCTGTTAGTCAGGAAAAGATTGCTAACGTTGCACCTCTAAATCAAATTAAAGTGCTCGCTTTTAAAGAAAAGAGTGAGTGGATCTTAGAATCTAAGTACAATATCGGAAAGAAAAAAACTCCTGAATCTTAATTATGCTTACCTTAGATAATGATTTCAAGGGAAGGATTATTTTTCCCAGTGAACTTGAAACACTATTTGAACTGAACCCTAATCGTAAGGAATACATCGGTTCGATCAGTAAAGATTTTCCTGAGGCACGTTATGTTGCTGTGGAAAATGCTCTTATGAATCCTTATGATGTCAGAGATTTTCTGATCAACTCGGCATACATTGCTGGCACTAACAATCTTGTTCCCGACAAGACTGGTGCTCCTGGTATGCAGCAACCTATTGCTAACGAGTGGATGAAACCATACGTGCAGTATCTGCGCGATATGCTTTTCAAAAAGAAGATCACGTCACGTAACATCCAGTGGCAGGATTTCTGTTGCTATTGTAACGTGTTCTGGAGGGATATGAAGGCGATTGATTCTAACTATCGTCCTCACGTTGACCCTGGTGACTTTGCATTCAACTTGTTTCTTTCTGACGATATGCACGAGGATGATGGCACTGCTATCTTCTCTATTAATGTCGAAGGTCAGAAGTGGTTGGACGTGAGGGAGATGGAGAAGAAGTCTGGTCTGCGTCCTTCCACGATCTCACAGGTAATGGACATCAACAGGATCGGAGCGGGCATCCCTGACGATTGGGTGTGGTTCACTGGTGATGAAGTCTATAACCTGGAAGGCGTCGTCCCAGGCGGTTTTAACTGCATCTCAGGGTATCGTGGATCTATGTTCCACACTGCTAACTACAACCCTGCCTGGTACCCTGAAGGTCACGTCCGCTATTCCCTAGTTTCTATGCTCGCCCTGTCGCTGCCACCTGCAGGAAAGAGTGCTTTTATCAGTGAAAAACCTAAACAATGAGTAAAGTAAGAGTTTTATACGAAGACTGTGATCCTTCTAAAGCAGAAGACAAATCACTTCCGAACACTGCGTACATTGTAACTTACTACGAGAACGGTCAGAAAAAATATGACATCGCTGTTTGTAGTAAAAAAGTAGATCTGTTTGATCATTATTGGGACAAGTATCGTAAAGATTTTCTACGATTCGATCAGACTGAAGGTAGAGCAAACCCCAAACTCTGGTCTCCCCCTAAATAGTTCGTCGCCTTTTCGTGCGCGACACGCTACATACGGAATATACGCTACATTGGACGGGTTACCACACCCGTCTTTTTTTGTGTAGTGTTATAATTAGTACTGTTGGAGGTTTTGGTTCGACAGAACCCCTTCAACGCCAAAGGTTGCCTTCGGGGACCACACAACACAAACTCGCTTTAAAGGAGCTACGAAGATGAACAGAGTCGTAAGGTACACTGCTGCCGATATGCCAGAACTGATGGATAAGATCCTTAAGTATTCTATTGGTGCTGAGGATTGGTTTGAAAGAGTCGGCGCACTGCACGAGACTACTAAAAATTATCCGCCTTATAATGTTATTCACGAATCAAATGTGAAACAGGTGGTTGAAATCGCACTTGCTGGTTTCAAGAAAGCGGAAGTCTTTGTCTACACCGAACACGGTAAACTTTTTGTCGAAGGACAGAAAGAAGATAAAGAAACTGATGTGAATTATTCTCATAAGGGCATTGCCCAACGTAGCTTCACCCGATCCTGGACCCTAACAGAAGATTGGAGAGTGGATGATGTTCAATTTGAAGATGGTCTCCTGAGAATTGAACTGCAAAAAGTTGTCCCCGAGCACTTCCAGCGCCAGGATTTCCTCTAAATACTAAGACTCCCTGCGTGCCACACTGGACCCCTTGACTTCGGTCGGGGGGTCCTTTATAATGATCTTGACCTAGTAACTATTATGTCCGTACAACTGCTCCTGATGAAGTCTGGTGAGGACGTGATCGCTGACGTGTATGAAATGCGTCCAGATGGCGAGAACGGTCCTACTGGATACATTCTTCGCGACCCCCAGATCGTGAAGATTATGAAGAATATGGAGGATCCTGAGAAAGGTCCTAACGTTCTCTTTGAAAACTGGGCACCCCTTGCTGCAGAGCGTCGATTCCTGATTCGGGAGTCTTCTTTTATTACTATTACGATGCCGATCGAAGCATTGGCAAAACACTTTATCGAACGTTTTGGTGAAACCGATGAACAACTTGAATCTGCAAGTGCTGCTACTCAAGAACGACAAGGTATTATTAAGCCAGATTGAGGAGACTGCAGCGGAACTCCCTGGTGAGCCTGATGTCCTTCTGGTCAAACCCTATGAGTTGGACGAAGACGGTAACTTGACACGGCTCCTCAAGGATGTTACCATACAAGATGAGATGATGATCCACAGCGATTCGATTCTCACCATTGTCGAACCAAACGAGTACCTAGTCAAAGCATACAATGAGATTCTACAAGAACGTTGATCAAGTCGGTGATCGCATTCTTGTTCGTGGTTATGACGGACACCAAGAGGTCCGTATTCGTGATGAATTCTATCCTACATTGTATGTGAAGTCTAATAAGGGCGGAACAGGATACACCACACTTGAGGGTGAACCTGTCCGCCCTATTCAACCTGGAGGCATCCGTGACTGCAGAGAATTCTGCAAACGTTATGAAGATGTCGAAGGGTTTACTGTGTATGGTAATCAGGCATACTTGTATCAATGGATCAGTGACAACTTCCCTGGTGAAGTTGATTACGATCCTAGTAAGATCCGTGTGTTCACGATCGATATCGAAACCGCAGCAGAGAATGGATTCCCAGACATTGAATCTGCTGATCAGGAGATCTTGCTGATCACCGTCAAGGACAGTTTTACAGGGATCTATCACGTATGGGGTTCACGCCCCTACAAGACCTCTAAGGCGGAAGTGAACTACACACACTGTGCTGATGAGCAGGAACTACTCAAGATGTACCTCGCTTGGTGGACCGAGAATTATCCTGACGTTATTACAGGTTGGAACGTACAACTGTTCGACGTTCCCTATATCTGCAACCGTCTTGCTCGTATTCTTGGAGACAAGACTACGAAACTCTTTTCACCTTGGAAACTTCTCAGTTCCCGTGAAATTAATATCCAAGGACGTAAGAACATCTCTTTTGATGTTTCTGGGATTACTGTGCTGGACTACCTGGATTTGTATAGGAAGTTTACTTATACAAACCAGGAGTCTTACCGACTCGACCATATCGCTTTTGTAGAACTTGGTCAACAAAAACTCGATCACAGCGAGTACGATACCTTCAAACAGTTCTACACAAACGATTGGAAAAAGTTCGTGGACTACAACATCCACGACGTGCGTCTTGTCGATCAACTTGAAGACAAGATGAAGTTGATGGATCTCGCATTCACTTTGGCATATGATGCTAAGGTAAACCTGGAGGACGTGTTCTCTCAGGTAAGAGTGTGGGATGCCATCATCTACAACTATCTGCGTAAGAGGAACATTGCTATTCCTCCTAAGATTAAGCAAGAGAAGTCTGTTCAATATGCTGGTGCATACGTTAAGGAACCTGTCCCAGGAATCTATGACTGGGTTGTAAACTTTGACCTTAACTCTCTGTACCCGCACTTGATTATGCAGTACAACATCTCTCCTGAGACCCTGGTCGATGAGAGACATCCTAAAGCATCGGTTGATCGTATCCTCAACCGTGACTTTATAACTAATGAAGACTACGCCTGTTGTGCAAACGGTGCTATGTACCGTAAGGATGTGCGTGGTTTCCTTCCCGAACTTATGGAGAAAATCTATGATGAACGAAAGGTTTACAAGCGTAAGATGCTGGATGCAAAACAAGAATACGAAGCATCTCCGTCCGATTCACTTCAAAAGACCATTTCTAGATACAACAACTTCCAGATGGCAAGGAAGATTCAACTCAACTCTGCCTATGGTGCCATCGGAAACCAATACTTCAGGTATTACAAGTTGGCAAATGCTGAGGCGATTACTCTCAGCGGTCAAGTCTCGATTAGGTGGATTGAAGGCGAAGTAAATTCGTATCTAAATACCGTTTTGCAAACGAAAGGTGTAGATTATGTTATCGCATCAGATACTGATTCGATCTATCTTAATCTTGGACCTCTTGTTACTAAATTTTTTAGTAATAAGTCTGGCGATAAAGCAGCAATTGTTTCTATACTTGATAAGATCTGCCAGGAGAAACTGGAACCTTTTATTGAACGTTCATATCAAGAGCTTGCAACGTACGTTTCGGCATACGACCAAAAAATGCAAATGAAGCGTGAGAACATCGCTGACCGTGGCATCTGGACCGCGAAAAAGCGATACATTCTCAACGTGTGGAACAGCGAAGGTGTTGCATATGCTGAACCCAAGATGAAGATTATGGGTTTGGAGACAGCACGCTCCTCTGTTCCTCAGTTCTTTAGAGATCGACTGAAGAAAGCGTTCCGTTTAATTATGTCGTCTGATAACGATACAGTTATTGACTACATTGCTAAGTGCAAGAAAGAAACACGTAAAGCAAATCTTGCTGAGGTTGCTTTCCCTCGTGGTTGTAATAACATTGGTAATTATACACACCCTCCTACTATCTACAAGAAGGGTTGTCCCATTCACGTGCGTGGTGCCTTGTTATACAATCACTATATCAAAAAACATAAGATCGAAAACAAACACGCACGTATTCAGGAAGGTGAAAAGATTAAATTCATCTACCTGAGAGAACCGAATCCTATACAGGAGAACGTGATCTCGTTCTTCCAAGACCTACCTAGTGAGTTCGGTCTTGAGAAGTATATTGATTTTGACAAACAATTTGAAAAAGCGTTCTACGAACCCCTCCGTACTGTGCTAGAATGCATCGGTTGGAAAGCAGAACGCACTGGTAGTCTTATGGAGTTTTTCTGATGTCTTTTCTAAACAGCGTTATCAAGGAGCTTGGTAATGAACACGCTACAGTTGTCTCTGACGGTGTTGCTGCAGGTGACATTGCTGGGTGGGTTGACACTGGGTCTTATATTTTTAACGCCCTCGTTAGTGGTTCTATTTTTGGAGGTCTTCCCTCTAATAAAGTCACGGCCTTGGCAGGAGAATCAAGCACGGGAAAGACTTTTTTTGCTCTCAGCGTCATTCGCCATTTCCTTGATAGTAATCCTACAGGCAACGTCATTTATTTCGAGTCTGAGTCTGCTATCTCCAAGGATATGATGGCAGAACGCGGCATTGATATCAATCGTGTCGGACTTGTTCCTGTCGTTACTGTCCAGCAGTTCCGTACGCAGGCAATGAAGATTGTCAGCGAATACGAAAAATTGCCTGAGAAAGAAAGGGTCCCCATCTTTATGGTCCTAGATAGTCTTGGTAACCTTTCTACCTCTAAGGAGATGGAAGATTCCGCAGCAGGAAAAGACACCCGTGATATGACTCGCGCCCAAGTGGTTAAGTCTATCTTCCGTGTCCTGACGCTAAATCTAGGTCGAGCGAATATACCACTGCTGGTTACCAACCACACCTACGAGGTTGTGGGTGCCTATGTTCCTACTAAGGAGATGGGTGGTGGAACAGGTCTCAAGTACGCTGCTTCTAACATTATTTTCCTATCGAAGGCGAAGGAAAAGGACGGTACCGAAGTTGTTGGCAATATCATTACTGCCACGAATCGTAAGTCCCGATTCACAAAAGAAAACTGCAAAGTAAAAACACGACTCTTCTATGACGAACGAGGTCTGGATCGTTACTACGGTCTCCTGGAACTTGGCGAAGCATATGGTGTCTTTGAAAGAGTAGGCAATCGCTACAAAGTTAACGGTTCTTCCGTTTACCCCAAACAGATTCTTGCCGACCCCGAAAAGTATTTCACCCCTGAGGTAATGCAAGCCCTTGATGAATGCGCTGCCAAGGAGTTTAAGTACGGTAATGAATGAGCGTGTAGAACAAACAATCTTGCGGAATCTCTTCAGAGATGAGGAGTATTTCCGCAAGGTCTTACCTTTTATTAAATCTGAATATTATGAAGAACTTAACGAGAAGCTCATTTTTGAGGAAATCGGAAAATTCGCTGCTAAGTATGACCGTCTCCCGACCACGGAGGTTGTTCTTATTGAAATCGAACGACGGGACGACGTTTCTGATCAGACGTTTAGTGAAGTCCGAAGTATCTGTAAATCTTTCTCGGATGTAACCGAGGATCCTACAAAAGATTGGTTGATCGATGCCACCGAGAAGTGGTGTAAAGATCGTGCCATCTATCTCGCTCTTATGGCGAGCATCAAACTTGCTGACGGCAAGGATGAGAAGCAGTCTAGAGACGCTATCCCTGAGATCCTGAAGGAAGCACTCTCCGTATCCTTTGACGATCACATTGGTCACGATTATCTCGATGACTATCAAGAACGTTTCGACTTCTATACTCAAGACGAGGAAAAACTTCCCTTCGATCTTGATCTCTTTAACAAAATTACTAAGGGTGGTATCCCCAACAAAACTCTGAACGTTGCCTTGGCAGGTACAGGTGTTGGTAAGTCACTCTTTATGTGTCACTGTGCAGCAGCGTTCCTTGCTCAGGGAAAGAACGTCCTGTATGTTACACTGGAGATGTCTGAGGAAAAGATCGCAGAACGTATCGATGCGAATCTCCTTAACATCAACATCAAAGACATCGCTGAACTTCCACGGATGATCTTTGAATCTAAAGTTGCTGACCTGTCACGCAAGACAGAGGGTAAACTTATTATCAAGGAATACCCTACAGCATCTGCTCACGTCGGACACTTTCGTTCGCTTCTGAATGAACTGGCACTAAAGAAATCTTTCTCGCCAGACATTATCTTTATCGATTATCTAAACATCTGTGCATCATCGAGGTATAAGGGGGCTATTGTTAACTCCTACACGTACGTTAAGGCGATTGCGGAGGAACTTCGTGGTCTCGCTGTTGAGTCTGATGTACCAATTGTCTCTGCTACTCAGACTACTCGTGCTGGTTTTGGGAATAGCGACGTTGATCTTACCGACACTTCTGAGTCTTTTGGTCTACCCGCTACTGCAGATTTTATGTTTGCTCTTATTAGTACTGAAGAACTTGAAGCGCAGAATCAAATTATGGTCAAGCAGCTCAAGAACAGATACAATGACCTCACAATGCATAGACGCTTCACCATCGGTATTGACAGATCCAAAATGAAGCTGTATGATGTGTTGCAAGAACAGGACTCCGAGTCCACTGCTAAGGAGTTAAACTTCCAACCCGATTTCTCTAAAGAATCTCAATCTAAATTCGCTGACTTTATTGTATGATTACCGTCCCCGCTGAAGAACGTAAAGTTGACTTTACTAAGTACGCTTCTTTTGTTAACGAAGTAACTTCGTATCCTTCGCAGAAGAACTCAGAATTTATTCGCCGCATCAACGATCTTGACGAGCAAGGTATTCCTCTCGCACGTCTCTTGACTGCTGCTATTGGTATCTCTGCTGAAGGTGGTGAGTTTACCGAGATCGTGAAGAAGGTTGCCTTCCAAGGCAAGGATCTCAGTGCTGATGCAAAACTGCATATGATCAAGGAACTGGGTGATGTGATGTGGTACATCACACAAGCGTGTATCGCTCTCGATGTGTCCCTTGACCACATTCTCGCACAGAATATGATTAAACTCTTGTCGCGTTATCCTGAAGGCACCTTCGATGTGTACTATTCTGAAAACCGCAAGGAAGGTGACATCTGATGATCGAACTTGAACTTACCCCTGAGATGGCAGTGTCTGTTATGCAGGCACTGATCCAAGAAGAAAAAGGTTTCACTAAGGATGAGAGAACTTGTCCGCTGCGCATCAAAAAAATCCGTGAAGTGATCGGACAACTTGATGCCAAACTTGACGTTTATTACGAAGAACAAAAATGAGAGATGCAATCATTGCTGGAGCACTGTTAGGTGCCCTCCACGGTGCAACAGTCCCAGTCCTTGCTGACGATTCTAAGATCACCAAGGGTTACCATAGTGCGGATGCAATGGGTTGTATGCTCTTGCGGGAGTGTACTGACGGTGTTCAGAGGATCTATGATACTGGTGATCTCCGTCGGGCATTTCCTGGTTCCAACTGGGATCCTATCGAAGATGAGTTCGATAAGATTATGACCTCTTTCGGCAAGATCGGAACGAATGTTTATCTTGCACCACCTAAGTATTTTCCCCCTGGACATCGCGGTGTTTATCATACTGTTAGCAATCATTTTTATCTCAACAAGGATCACGTCAGTCGTCCACACATCCTGATGAGTGTCACACGCCACGAAGGTTGGCACGCTGCTCAAGATTGTATGGCGGGTTCTATCAAGAACAAGATGATTGCTATCATTATGCCTGAAGAGTCTGTGCCTACAATCTGGCGGGTGATGGCGGAGCGTACATATCCTGAGCACGCTGTACCCTGGGAAGCGGAAGCTGGTTGGGCAGGACGCACTGAGAATATGACACAGAAAGCACTCGAATCTTGTGCTCGTGGCACTATGTGGACAGATTACGAACCGACCCCTCTAACCCGAAAGTGGTTGGAAGAAAACGGACACCTGTGATAGACTAAAGACCTTCCGATAAATACCTCGGAGGGTCTTTTTATATGGCATACAACGTCATTCCGTCTACATACGAAGAACTTGGTAAGGCGGTGAGGAACCTCAACTCTACGTCTGCTGTGGAAGCGACACGTTTGTGGACTTATCTTGTAGAATCTTACGGTCAGGTTATCGGAAATCCTATTGCTTTCGATCCTAGTCAAAGAAATAAGTGTAAGGTTGCTAGAGCACTCTCCGCTAAGTTCACCAAAGCAGAAATAAAAAGACAACTCAAGATCAAAGATCTCAATGTAGATTTTGGTGATGGTTCTCGCGGTAACCGTGGATCTGGTAACCGTGGTAAACTATTTGAATTTGAATTGCAGCAAGGTCTCCAAGAATGGATCGATACTAATGAACTTGCTACAAACAAGTATCGTGATTTTATCTACGGTTTAGTAAATCATTATAATTTAGAAGACTGTCAAGGTATTGGTGTAAGAGAAATGGGTTCTCTTGACCAGAAGAGACCTATGAAGATTGTCAATGGTCACTGGGAGATTGGCACTGCATCGAGAGCGAATGGATATGATATTGGTGCTACTGTTACTGACCTTGACCTGGATCTAATGTGTCACGGTAAGAAACGCACCGTGCATTTAAGTTTGAAAACCAGTGGCACTACAACACTGTCTAACCTGGGTGTAAAAAAAGAAGTCTTTCCTGTTGCTCAGATCAAAGCAGGTAAGATTGAAACCACAGCAGGTATCGCATTGATGCGAACATTTGGATTAGATGAGAATAATCTTTGCGAAACGTTTAATAAGTATCAAGCAGGTGGTAGAGATTTCCACATTGTAGATAACGCTCCTAACTATGATCGTGGTCTGCTTAAAGAACTTTTAAAGGGATCGATCGGATATGGATTTCATTATGTGCACCTGATGCGAGGTACTATCAAGCACCTTGAGATCGATGAGCAGTTCCTGGAGCGTGCTGCCAATGTGTCAACCGTACAGGTGGCATACGGTGGCGAGACTGGTGGTGCTAAGCGTGTTAATATCAATGTAACAACGCCAGAGTTAGACCTGAGTTTCAACATCCGCAACACGTCAGACAAGGGTACCACTGAGGATCCCGATCGCGTCTATCCTGACAAACTCCAGTCAGCATACAAGATGAAAGGCGAACCAATTCAGACAGTTTTCTCAGACGACTGATGTCAAACGTAAAGCAACTCAAGCACCTGGAGCACATCGAAGACGAGATGCTCAACTACGGCGTTGCAGGATGTATGGCAGCAGTGTCATTCCTGCAGGAGTTGCTTGCGATGCTCGGTAAGAAGTCCGAGTCTCGTGGTTTTATGCAAACCAAGTGGGACGGTGCTCCCTCTGTGGTCTGCGGTACCAACCCTCAGAACGGTATGTTCTTTGTCGGTACTAAGTCTGTGTTCGCCAAGACTCCTAAGGCGTGCTACAGCGACGATGATGTTGATATGTACTACGAAGGTGACCTTGCTGAGAAACTTAAGTTCTCTCTGAAGTATTTCAAGCAACTGGGTATCAGGGGTATCATTCAGGGTGACCTGCTATTCACCGATAGCACCCTCAATACCGAGACTATTGATGGTGAGAAGCTGTATACGTTCCGTCCTAATACTATTACCTATGCTATTCCCGTCGATCACGAGATGGGTAAAGCAGCAAAGCAAGCAAAGATCGGTGTAGTATTCCACACCCACTACACTGGTGATAGTTTTGCCACGATGCAGGCACGTGCTGGTGCTCCTATTCATACCTTCACCAAGACTCGTGAATGTCTTGTGATCTCTAATGATACTGCGGTGAACGAAGTCACCCTTACCGATCAGGAGATCAAAAAGTTCCACGATCACATCAAAAAAATCGAGAGGATGTGTGAGCTTTGTGGAGATTTCCTTGACAATCTGGTGGTGAATACAGGAACCACAGGTGATAAGAAATTTCACGTTGCTTCGTATCTAAAGCAGTTCTTTAATAATGAGATTCGCGAAGGTCGTGTCATCACTAATGTTCGTAATACTCTGGATTCTCTGATCATCTTCTATCACGAGAAGATGAAGAAGGAACTGGGTAAGATCAAGACTGAGAAGAACCTGACTGCTAAGCGTATGCTGGTGTATCAGTCTGAAGAATACCTCAACGTCAATGAGCGTAAGTTTCAAGCAATGCTTGCTCTTTATAAAGAGATGCAGCAGGCAAAGAAATTCATTATAGATAAACTAGATCACCTGGAACAATTCAGGACGTTTGTACAGACTGATAACGGTTATAAAGTTACTACCCCTGAGGGTTATGTCCTCCACCAGGATGGCAATATGATCAAACTTGTTAATCGTATTGAGTTTGCTTACAACAACTTCACCATACAGAAGCAATGGCGGTAGAACATATTTACAAATGTTGTTATTTTACTTTTGGTAGATTCCAACCGCCTACAATAGGTCACGAGGAAAACATCGCTGGAGTTAAAAATGCTGCTGGTAGTTGTGATTGGCGTATCTATACCTCTCGTTCTCACGATAGCAAAGGTAAAAACCCACTACGCCCAGAAAATAAAGTTTCGTATATGAAGAAAATGTTCCGTGCATTTGCAAGGAACATAAAAGGTGCTAAAAAGGATGTGATCGAGTGCCTTAAAGAGATACAAGCTGACGGTTATGATGATGCTACTCTTGTAGTTGGTTCTGACCGTGTTGCTGCATTTCAGTGGATACATAAATATAATGGGAAGGAATATTTCTTCCGTAAACTCGACGTGGTTTCCTCTGGTAACCGTGACGCAGACGGAGATACGTTTGCCATCTCTGGTACTAAAATGCGAAGAGCGGCATTTGCCAATGACTTCGCTACCTTTCGACAAGGTATTCCTCGTGCCCTCAGTGACACTGAATGCCGTAAGTTAATGAAAGAAATCGCTGACGCTTTACCATCGAACTTTAAATGAAGAGTCTAAACGACATCCGCGACTTGCAAAAAACAATCCTAGAAGATTGTGGTAAGTCTGCTAAGAACGAAGAAAGATATTGTCGCCTCTGTGGCAAGCGCGAGAAGCGTTCTATCTGTGGGTACGGTCCAGCTGCTTGGGACAAGTACTCCGTTAAGGACGCTACCGATGCTGAGAAAGAAGCTGCTGCAGAAGACGCTGGCATTGTAGAAGAAGAGACTCTCCACGAAGTTGCTCCTCCGTCTGCTAAAGCAGAACGTATGGTGAAGCATATCAAGAAAGGTTATTCCAAGGATGGCAAATTGACCGATAAAGAAAAGTCAATTGCATATGCTACAGCCTGGAAGCATCACAACAAAAAAGAAGAAGTCGAACACGCTGGAGATTATCAAGGACCTCTGTACGCCCCCCATCCCGATCTTGCTGAAAAGCGAAAGGAGTTGGAGTTGGACGAAGGAGCTGCCTGGACAAAAAAGTCTGGTAAAAATAAGTCAGGAGGTCTCAACGAAAAAGGACGTAAGTCTTACGAGAGAGAAAATCCTGGCAGCGACCTTAAAGCACCATCAAAAAAGGTTGGAAATCCCCGTCGGGCATCCTTCTGTGCTAGAATGAAGGGAATGAAAAAGAAGCTAACTTCTAAGAAGACTGCTTCTGATCCTGATAGCAGGATCAATAAGTCCCTTCGTGCCTGGAACTGCTGATGAAATCCTTCAGACAATTTCGTCAAACTATTAAAGAACGTTTTGACAAAGATGTCCACGAAGATTACCGCAAAGATATTATTTTCTCTGAAGGCGACTGGGTTCGCAATGTAAACAACGGTAAAACTGGTAAAGTTATCCGTCGTGGTCCTAATTATATTATTGCATTGGGTGAGGATAATAAGATCTTTAGGTCGTGGGTCAAAGACCTCCAAGAACATTCCATTCTATAAATACTTAAAAACCATAGTAAGATGAAATCATTCAAGCAAATCCTTGAATCTGTGCTTGAGTATGCTCCCGAAGCTACCTCTGAAGTAGAGATTATGCCCGAGATCAACGGTGATTCCGATGATCCCAAGGAAGTAAAACTGAAGAAGAAGCGTGTTAAGAAAGAATCTGCTTCTGATTCTGAGTACGTTCTTGAAATCGATGGCGTTGAGTATGATCTCCAAGAGGTCAAGATGGATGGCGTCGATGACAACGGTAACACTAAGTGCTGGAAAGGTTACAAGAAAAAAGGCACCAAAGTTAAAGGTGGCAAGGAAGTTAACAACTGTGTGAAGGCAGGTTTTGAACCTGAAGGCGAAGAAATCGCTGAGAAAAAACTTGATCCCGTCGGCAAAGAAGATGGTGATGTTGATAACGATGGTGACAAGGATAAGTCTGATAAGTATCTGATGAATCGTCGCCGTGCAATTGCTAAGGCAATTGGAAAAAAGAAAAAGTGAGTCTAAATATCTCTAGTTAGATATTTTATTGCTATGCTCGCATTTTTACTCCCTCTCGCGTCTAAGGTAATTAGAGATGCCGTCGCCAACATTCCTGAGAATGAAGAACTCGGTGAGAAGTTGGTTGAGATCTGTCTTGTTATCTTGGGTAAAGCGGTTAAGTTAACCAAAACCGATATGGATGACCAGCTCCTAGAGGTGGTTAAGAAGGCAATGGTTGCCCGCGAAGAAGAAGCGTGATACAGAAGGGGCGGAACTACCGCCCTTTCTTTTTTTATAAATAATCCTAGACTGTAGTTAGACCTAGCATAATGGCTGTCGATCCTAACAATTGGAAACCCCAATTTAACGAGCGTGAGGAGCAGAGTACCATTACTCCTGTCCCCCAAACTAATGGTAGCATCCGTTATTTCCTTGGTAACTATGATCTGCTTGGTACGATCGACCGCATCGGTATGGATGAGGCAGGTAAGTACAAGAAAGGCGTGACACCTCGTGCCCAGATTGTAGATGCTAACGGTGATGACGTTGATCACGCTGGAGCTGTGTTCCGCGTGATTATGAAAAACGAATCTGTTCTCCGTGTCCTCCTCCCTGAGGGTCACACTGGATCTGGTTTCTCTGAGGAGACGCCTCTGTTCCTGGAGTTCCGTACCGAGAATGCTGCTGACACTTACCGCCCTGCTAAGGGACGTGTAATCCTCAATTCTGGTCAGTGGGTGGAGATGACTGCATCTGAAGTTGATGAGCATAACAAGCGTCAAGCTTCCGCTCACGCTTCTGCTGTTAGAGCTTCCAAGCCTGGTGTTCAAAACGTTCTTGCTGGTCGTGCAGATGAGCGCGGTCTTAACAATGACACTATCTCCCGTGATAGTATCAAGGGTCTGCCGACTCTCTGATTTATAAATACTTAAAAACAGACTTAGTAAGATGTCCCTTTACGCTTCTGAAGACAGCAATGCCGCAAAGGCATCTGTTGAAAAGACAATTGCCGCTGATGCTAGCGGTGCTACTGTTGTATTCATTGACGCCACTGAGGCAGGTCTCGCTGCTAACCGTGAGCGTGGTCTCGTTTCTCCTGGTTGGTGGTCCTATCAGACTTACACTGACCACGCAGGTAACACCCGCCATAAGGCAGAGTGCCTGGTGAACATCCAAGGTCCTGAAGCTAACGCATCTGAGACCCAGGCAGACGACGCTATCGCAGCAGACGTTGCAGCAACCATTGCTATTGCTGTTCAACCTGCTGACGCTGCCGTTGCTGTTGGTGACGCAATGACCTTGACTGTCACTGCTACTTCTACACCTCCTGGCAACTCTTCTCTCCTCACTTTCCAGTGGCAGAAGAAAGATGGCAACCGTTTCAAGAACATCTCTGGCGCTACCGCGTACCAGTATCAGGTTGCTAGCTACGCTACCACAAATGCAGGTACTTACCGCGTGAAGATTAACTCCACCAACGGAGCATCTGAAGTCATCTCCGATACCGCTGTCATCACCACTGCATAATGAATTAGAGGATGAGATTTGAATACCTAAATGATGAAAACTTCCTCTTATTCGCTTCAAAGCATTACGAGAATCCTCAAGGAATCACATATGATGACTTCCTTGAGGATTTAAAACGCTTTAAATATATCAAGAGATTGTTCAAACGATATGAGAAGACTGGTGAACTTAAAACTCATCTGATTCTTAATCATATTATCGTGTTGTATAATATCTTTGGTGATGCCACAACACCGATGCTATTCCACAAACTTGAGGAAAAGTATTGGGCAATACTTAAATCATTCCTGAAGTATATCAATCAACTCCCAGACGAATTGAACGATCCCTACTTCGATACATATACTTTAGAAGAACTAGACCTATTATGAATGAGGATGCACCTGTAAATTCCGCTGGCGATGGCAGTAGAGTTGCACTGCCTCCTGCTCACGTCATAGTCGGAAAACGTTCACGCACTAAATATAAGAATAAGGACCGCAAGTATGACGGTCGTACTAAAGCAGGTCGTAAACTTGTATCTCGTGTTCTACTGAATCGTAAGAGAAAAATGTCTGAGGAACTTACTAAACTTACCGAAGCCCCTACCGAGACTGAGCGTGCTCAAAAGCAAATCGCTCAACAGAAAAAACTCGGTCGTCAAAAAGAACTTCAAAAGAAGCGTGACGATGCTAAAGGTAAGATGCAGTCCAAAACCAAAGAGATGGACACTCTTATGAAAGCTCGCCTTTCTGATTTCAAAAAGAAGGCATCTGATCAACAAAAGAAACTTAAGAAAGAAGAATTTATTATGGAAAACGACGTTCTTACTATCGCTACCCAACTCGCTGCTGGCGAGATCGGTGACACCCAGGGTTTTGCTGACGTTCAAGTCGGTGAGAAGTCTATGAAAATGGATGAGTATTCTGCCAAGCGTGCGGTTGCTGTCCATCAGGCATTGGATCCTGCGAATCAAATCAAGTTTCAGCAGATGCTGAACCAGTCCCCTGAATCTTATCTTGCTGCTATCGATTTCGCTGTTCGCCAAAACTGAGGTGAACGATGGACGCTACAGGAATCGCTATTCTAGAGCGGTTGGAAGCGGTAGTAACATCGCTTCAAGAAAATTCCATTAAGATGGGACAACTTCTCGCTGTGCACCAAGAGAAACTTGAGCAGCAAGAGAAGACAGATGATGTATTGTTCTCTAAGATAGATCACCTCCACAAAGATCTTCATCAGAAAACTGATGAGATCAAGACTGGATGTGAGCGTGATATTTTATTGGTTAAGAATCAGATTGAAGCGGTTGAGAAGAAAATTTATATTGCTGCTGGCGCTATTGCTGCCTTCGTTTTTGTGGGTCACCCTGCCGCACAGAAGTTTTTGGTCCCCTTGCTATCAGCAGAAGGTGGTGCTAGAATAGAACGATCGGTTCCAGTCACGGATGAACTACTTAGACCTTCAGTACGTGTCGCAGTTGTCCCCGCGGCTCCAGAATTTCGCTAAGAAGAAAGACGGTCTATACAACTTCAGGTGCCCATACTGCGGCGACTCTGCTAAACGCAAGTCTAAAGCACGTGGGTACCTTTTTAGTACCAAGACTGGACTTGCGTACAAATGTCATAACTGTGGCACTTCTAAGGCGTTCCACAACTTCCTGAAGGACCAGGATAAAAGTTTGTGGGAAGCATACAACCTTGAAAAATTCAAGGAGAGTTCGGGCACCCGTAAGCGTAAGGTCATCGATACTACTGTTTTCAAAAAACCTGTCTTCAAAAACAAAAAAAAGATAGATTTGCCACGTCTATCTGAGCTAAATAAACAACACCCCGCTCGCGAGTACTTAACATCCAGAGGAATTCCTGAAGAAAAACTGTCAAAGTTCTATTTCGCAGAGAAGTTCAAGGCGTGGACAAATTCCTTGAAGCATACTTACGATTCTATAGACAGTGAGGAGTCTCGGATTGTTATTCCTTTGTTAGATGAGGAAGGAAACCTCTTTGGTTACCAAGGTAGGTCACTGCAACCAAAAGACAAACTGCGTTACGTCACTGTAATGCTATCTGATGATGTACCCAAAATTTATGGACTTAATGAAGTTGAAAAAACCTCCCCCGTCTACGTTACCGAAGGACCACTCGACAGTAATTTCCTTGCCAACGCTATTGCTATGTGTGGTAGCGATGTTGACTTGCGCAATCTGGATTATCAGTTTGTCTTCGTCTTCGACAACGAACCAAGAAACAAACAGATTGTTGAGAAGATTACAAGAGCCGCCCTCAACGGAGATAAGGTAGTCATATGGCCCTCCTCTGTTAAAGAAAAAGATATCAACGATATGGTACTAGGTGGTCATAACGTTGAAAACGTGGTAAAATTGAACACCTACCAAGGACTAGAAGCTCAAGTAAAATTATCTGAATGGAAACGAGTATGATGGCGACCGAATCGCTAACAGTTGTTAAAAGAAATGGTCTTCCTGAACCTTTGTGTCTTGAGAAGATTCATACTATGGTAGAAGAAGCGTGTGCAAAACTCAGTGGAGTTTCAGCATCGCAGGTTGAGATGAATTCCAACCTTCAGTTCTTCGATGGCATCTCTACAGAGCAAATTCAAGACATTTTGATCCGTTCTGCTGCAGATCTCATCACTCTGGAGAATCCTAATTATCAGTACGTTGCTGCACGTCTGCTGACTATTTCTCTCCGTAAAAAATTATTTGGTAGGAATCGTAAGCACCCTAAAATTTACGATCACGTCAAGAAAGGTGTTGATAAAGGCATCTATGATGACACCTTGTTAATGGCGTTCAATGATATTGAGTGGGAACGCCTAGATAACTACATTGATTATGATCGCGACGATCGTTTTACCTATGCTGGTCTGCGCCAGGTGTGCGACAAGTATCTGGTACAGGATCGTTCGACAGGACAACTGTATGAGACCCCTCAACAGATGTATCTCCTGATCGCTGCGACGATTTTCTCTGCTTATCCCAGAGAAACTCGGATGAAGTACATCAGAGACTACTACGATGCAATCTCCAAGCACGAACTCAACCTCCCCACGCCAATTATGGGAGGAGTTAGGACTCCAATTCGACAGTATGCAAGCTGTGTTTTGGTTGACGTTGATGACACCCTCGATAGTATCTTTACTAGCGATATGGCTATTGGCAAATATGTCGCTCAACGTGCGGGAATTGGTATCAACGCGGGTCGCATCCGTGGGATCAACAGCAAGATCAGGGGCGGTGAAGTTCAGCACACAGGCGTTATTCCATTTCTCAAAAAGTTTGAGTCAACTGTCCGATGCTGCACACAAAATGGCATCCGAGGTGGAAGCGCAACAGTCCACTTCCCCATCTGGCACCAAGAAATCGAAGACATCCTGGTCCTGAAGAATAACAAAGGAACTGAAGACAACCGTGTCCGTAAGCTGGACTACTCTATTCAGATTTCTAAGCTGTTCTATCAGCGTTTCATTGATGATGATGAGATCACACTGTTCTCTCCTCACGAAGTCCCTGAGATGTACGAGGAGTTTGGTTCTGAGTCCTTTGATGAAATGTATCTGGAAGCAGAACGCAATGATAGTCTGACTAAAAAGACAGTTCGTGCACAAGAATTGTTCCTTTCTCTGCTTAAAGAACGTGCAGAGACTGGTCGTATCTACATTATGAACATCGACCATTGTAATGAGCACTCATCTTTTGACACTCCTGTCAAGATGAGTAATCTGTGTCAGGAGATTACCCTCCCTACTGATCCTCTACAGCATATTGATGGTGTTGGAGAGATTGCTCTCTGTATTCTGTCTGCTGTTAACCTCAGTAAGCTGAAGTCCTGGGGGCATCTGGAAAAACTTTGTGATCTTTCTGTTCGCTCCCTGGATGTGCTGATTGATTATCAGTCATACCCTGTAAAAGCTGCAGAAAATGCCACCCGAGCCCGTCGTTCACTCGGCATCGGATTCATCGGACTGGCACATTATCTTGCCAAACTCGGTTTCAAGTACGATAGTTGGCAAGCACATAAAGCAGTACATATGCTGACTGAAAAGTTCCAGTATTTCCTGCTTAAATCTTCTAATCAGATTGCTAAAGAGTATGGTCCTTGTAGTGCTTTCGAGCAGACTAAGTATGCTCGTAAAGTCCTGCCCATTGATACTTACAAGCGAGATATTGATGAGTTCTGTGTTGATGATGAAGGAAACCAGTTTGAGCTGACAATGGACTGGGAGACATTGCGTGAAGACATCTGGAACTATGGTCTTCGTAACTCTACGTTGACTGCTCAGATGCCTTCGGAGTCTTCCAGCGTTGTTTGTGGCACCACTAATGGTATCGAACCTCCTCGTGACTTCCTCTCTGTTAAGAAGAGTAAGAAAGGTGTTCTCAAGCAGATTGTTCCTCAGTATGGCAGTCTCAAGAATAACTATACGTTGCTCTGGGATATGGAAGACAATGATGGTTACATCAAAGTCGTCTCTGTTATGCAGAAATTCTTTGATCAAGCTATCAGTGGCAACTGGTCATACAATCCTTTGAAATTTGAAGGTGGTGAAGTCCCCGTTTCTGTTATGGCACAAGACCTTCTTAAAACCTACAGATATGGTTGGAAAACATCTTACTACCAGAATACATATGACAATAAATCCGATACTTTAGAGGAAAAATCAGATCAAATTGCGTTGTTAGAACAAATTTTAGAAACCGAAGGAG